TTTTAGGCGACACGCTTTCGGTGATTGAGGATGGCACACACTTATGGTAAACGGTTATGAGAACTAACGGTATATTGCAATACGAGACGCTGCAAGGCGGCGGACTGAACGAATACGGCGAGATTGACGACACGGTTATAAGCGTGTGGAGTGAACAGATACCGTGTTCCATCAAGACCAATTCGGACACCCGTAAGGGTGTGTATGAAGATGGCGAGTTCCGCCAAGCCTCTTACGTTGTGATGATAGAACTTGCAAGTTTCCCGTACAAGCGCATACGTTTGGAGCGCATGGGCGAGGACTTGAAAGAACACCGTGTATTAAGTTCCGAACCGCTTGCCACCGTTGGACGAACACAGATACTTGTATAAGGTCGCTATGGCAAAGCAAATCACCTATCACGGAAAATATAAAGGCATCATCGTCAGCCAATTCAGCGTGAATAAGATTCGCAAGGAATTGGAGAAGAGGAAAAAGGAGATTGAAGATTTCCTTATATTCCGATTTCAGCAGATTGGCGAGGAGTGCGTGAAAATAGCTCGTGAGAAAGGCAGTTACAACGACATTACAGGCAACCTGCGGTCATCCATCGGTTACGTAGTGTTGGACAACGGCAAGCCAGTGGTTTACGGCAAGCCAGAGCAACGTGCAGGACGCGGTGAGAACATGCAGCTCGTCACTTTTAAGGACAAGAATACGGGCAAGCAGGTTAGATATTGGGCCAAAGGCAAACATGGCGACGGTGCAGAGGGTGTGAAAGCAGCCGAAACGCTACTGACCATGCTGCAAGCCAAATACCCACGTGGAATCGTGCTTATAGTGTGTGCAGGAATGAATTACGCCGCATACGTTGAGAACATCCATCACAAGGACGTGTTGGCATCCGCAGAACAAGAAGCGGAAAGACTTGTAAAGCAACTTCTTAAAGGAATAATAAAGCAATGATAAAGACCGAAAATCAGATTGAGCGTGATTTCTACACGTTCATCAAACAAAGCAAGTTGGGTAAAGGCGTGAAAGGTACGGTATATCGTGCTGATATGCGTCCCGACGATGCAGTAACCGAGGACTTAGTTGTCAAGTTCCTTGCAGGACTTGACGAACAGATACAATCGGGTGTGGTCATTATCAATATCTATGTTCCCGATAGGGTTTACCCTGATACAAGGCGGAAGACAAAAGACCACGCACGTATTGGGGTCTTGCAAGACCTTATACAGTCGTTCGTAAATGACAACGACAACACCGAGTATTGGATGAAGACGGATGGCTCGCCGAGTTCGGTAAAGGTAGAGGGTATAGAACAACACGCTATTTACGCACGTATTAAGTTTAATAGATTATCAACAGATTAAAAGTAATAAGATTATGGCAAAGAAGAAGAGTATCATCATGTCGTGGTCGAAATGTAAGGTTGAGGTCGGAAAAACAGGCGACAACGATGCAATGGCAACGGTTTTGAAGTCAGTCGGCACTATCAACGACAAATCAACCACACTTGCGACGGAAGATGGAGAAAGCCTTACCGCAACGGCGACGGGCGGCGTTATTGTCGCACAAGAGGAGGGCGAGCCCGTTATAACCATCACGACCAGAGTTAAGGAAATGGACTTCGATACGGAGAATATGTTCACGGGAGCAACAAAAAGTACCGATGGCGATGAGCTTACGGTAAAAACGAATGTTGTATCCGATGACTTTTCCGTAAAGGTTACGCCGAAGAATATCGGTGCAACAGGTATCAAGGTTCGCCGTTCTCATGTTTCTTTCCGCCCTGGTTCATCCGAGGAGGAGGGGCAATATGTGGACTTGACATTCAAAGTCCTTGCTTGCGAGGATGGCGAGCTTTACAAGAAATTCAAGGTAAAAGAAGCAGATTGGACTTAGGATAACAAATGTCTATCATACGTTGAATTTTAATTAGACAAAGGCTGATGGAAAGACATCTACCTTATCGGGTGGCAAGGAAAACCCGAACTTAGCGGATTGGAGCAGTGGTAGCTCGCCAAGCTCATAACTTGGAGATCGTGGTTTCGATTACCACATCCGCAACTAACTTTAACAAGCACGACATGGAACAGCAGACAATAGAAAGCAAGGTTGCATCCGCAATTCTTGAAAAAAAGATAGGGAGTATTGAGATAGAGGGTAAAACATACGATATTGCACCCCCATCGGTCGCAACCCTTATTCTTATTTCCGAGATTATATCGACACTCCCTATTGTCGAACGAGTGCCAAATGATAAGATAGTTAATTCCGTTCTACACTATGCAAAGGATTTCCGTGCGTTAGGCGATATTTGTGCTATTCTCATTCTTGGAGCAAAGCATCTGATAGAGGAGGTAGAAGAAACGCACGAAAGGCGCATATTTGGGCTATTCAAGAAGCGTTATACCACAAGACGCACAATTGACCGTCAAGCCGAATTATCACGGCTTATAATCGAAAATGTGCGTCCGTCGGTTATCTTCAATGTCATTGTACAACGATTACAGGATATGGAGGTCGGAAGTTTTTTCTCCATTACCACTTCCCTAAGCGAAGCAAATATTCTAAAACCAACAAAGGAAGTGGTGTACTAAATGATAGTATTTGGGCGACAGTCCTTGGTATTGCAAAGAATTTCGGAGTAACCGATAAATACGCCCTCTATGATATAAGTTACACTAATGCTATAATGTACAGTAGGGCAATGCCGATGCCAAACGATGGGGACGATGAAGAAGTGCCTTTATACGATGACACAAAGGATGCCAACGACCCGAATAATTTTAATGATTTCAATAATGAGGAAACCGTAAGGATATGAATGTAGATGGCGGAAATTTGAGCTTTGGGACAGTCATTGACACGACAGGATTTGACCAAGGTGCAGATAAGATAAGTGAAAAGGTCGCCCAAATAGGCGAAGAAGCAGAAGCCCAAAGTGCTAAGATAAATGAGCTTCTGACGAATATCCCTACCGTCAATATTGATGTCGTAACCAATGCAGGACAGTCCTTACAAACCATACAGCAAGGATTTGACGAGATAGACCGTGTTGTTGATACAAACAAGGCGGCTATCCGTGAGTTGGAGGAAGAATACAAGCGGCTTGCGACCGAGAAAAATAGAGCAGGACAAAAGGGCGACCAAACGCAATACAACGCACTAAAGCAGGAACAGGAAGCCATTAAGGAAACCATTGCCGCACGCAAACA